CACTAGTTGCTGCAGCAATGGCTGCCATAGCAACGCCATGCTTAGTATCAATCTTTGCATCTGCTGTATTAATTGAAGTTGTAAGCGCTGTTGTTGCTGCGGTTACTGCAGATGTTACTTCTGCGTCAAGGGCTGCTGCTCCTGGTAGTTGAGCCAATGGAATAAGTCCACCTGAATCTAAAGTTGGGACTCCGCCTGCGATACCCTTTTGTGTTAGAGGAATGTAATCATCAAGTGATCCGCCTAGGTCTTCTAGATTTTTGAAGTAGGAAAGAACTTGCCATTCGGTTGTTCCGTCACCCATCTTAAACTGATTGGTGTCTGTTTCGAAACCAATTTCTCCTGCTGCTAAAACTACTGGTGCTGCTGCTAGCCATTGTGCTGCAGTTCCCCTGCGCTGTTGCATTCTTGTTGCCATTTATATTCCCCCTAATGCGTTCTACGCATGAATTACTATCTTATTATAACATCAATTTTTAATTGAAATTATCTACTACTGACCCACCATCAAGAACTGTAGTCCATGTTGTAGTGGAAGGCCCACCTGCATCAACTGAAGATCCCTGTGGGCTATTGAAACTACCACCTTCTCGGAAGGTAGTTACAATAAATCCTGTTCCATCGATTGCTGTATCGTGGATGTGCTGTGCTAAGTTTAATGTATCATCAATTGCAGCCATTGTTAACCAAGTGCCCTCATAATAAACATTAACTCTTTGTGTTAGCGTATCAAACCATTGATCGCCATTTGTAGGTGAAGCAGGAGCAGCATTTCCAACCAACATAGATCCTGAAAGAGAATCTACATATTCTTTAGTTGCTGCATGTGCAGCCTCTGTTGGTGTTGCTACTGTTAAGGTACCTCCAAAACTACCAGATCCTGCGACCTGTAGTCCATTCTTTACCTTAAAGTCTTTGTTTTCTGTTGTCATTATTTACTGCTCCTTTTCCCCACAAATTTGTACTACTTAAGAAGTGTTCCAGTGACCTTAATTGTTGAATTATTAACTGGAGTGACTCTTATTCTTACATTTGAACCTGAAATATCTGCTGTAATAGTTCCTCTTGTTCCATTAGTTCCAACAATTGCATATTCTGTAATTGCAATGTTGTCTGTTGAATCAAGTGTTACTAGAATTTCTGACATTTCGTTGTGTGTTCCGTTGTCAATTTTAACAAGTAATTTGGCTGAACGGTAATCCGCCTTTGCCCACTCATAAGATGTTCCTATGACTGTTGCTGTTCCTGAAGAAGATGCTGCGATGTGCTTAGCCTCATCATTAACATTTAATGCTGTGAATGCTGTTGTTGCATCAAGTACATCATCAAGTGCTGCTTGGGCTGTAGCCTCTGCTGCTGTCTTTGCTGCATTTGCCTTAGATGTTGCATCTGCTGAAGCAGTTGCTTCTGCACCTGACTTCGCATTGTTGGCCTTAGTAGTAGCATCTGATGCTGCTGCTGAGATTGCTGCAGACTGTGCAGCGTTGGCCTTGCTTGTAGCATCTGCTGATGCTGTTGCTTCTGCTGCTGCTTGTGCTGCGTCAGCCTCTGCCTTAGCAAATGCTGTTGTAGCAATCTGAGTTGTGCTTGTATCTGCTGCTGCTGTTGGGGCTGTAGGTACGCCAGTCAATGCTGGTGATGCTAGTGGAGCCTTTGTTCCAACAAGAGTTGTAAGATCTGTAACTGTTGATGGTGAATCACCAAGTGCTAAAGCCAACTCATTAAGAGTGTCTAGAAGTGCTGGTGCTCCATCTACAAGATTCGATACTGCTGTGCCGATTGCTGAGTTACGGTCTGTAACCTCAGTTGCAATTGCACTTGAGATAGCAGCGTTTCGATCTGTAACTTCTGTTGAAATTGCAGTTGAAAGTGCTGCTGCTGCTGTTGCTTCCGCACCTGACTTAGCATTATTTGCTTTTGTAGTAGCGTCTGCTGCTGCTGCAGCAATTGCGTCTGTTTCTGCACCATTAGCCTTTGAAGTTGCATCTAGTGCTGCTGCAGCGATTGCTGCTGCTTGTGCAGCGTTAGCCTTTGAAGTAGCGTCTGCTGAGGCAGTTGCTTCTGCACCTGACTTAGCGTTGTTAGCCTTAGTGGTTGCGTCTGTTGCTGCTGCTGCGACGGCATCTGAATATGCTGTGTTTGCTGATCCTGCTGCGTCATAGTTGACTGCTAGGCTATCTGCATATCCTCTTGCTGAAGTATCTGCTGCTGCTGCTGCACCAAGAACATCGTATGATGCTGCTGTTGCAGAGACTGCACGACCATTTGTAAAGTAAAGGTTATTTGAACCCTCTTCAATGTCATCTGTATCAAGATCATTAATTGCATCTCCAATAGTTCCACCTACTGCAGCGATTGCTCGTGCATTTGTGAAGTAAAGGTTTCCTGCTTCTGCAATAGTATCTGTAGTTTGGTCATCAACATATGCTTGAGTTGCAAGAACATTTGATCCCCACTTAACAGAAGAACCTGCTGCTGGAGTAAGAACGATATGAGAATCAGAATTGATTGTCATTGCTCCTGCGCCTGCGAAGTTTAATGTATCTCCAATAGTCTTATTTGTTAATGTTTGTGTGTCTGTTGTTCCAACTACCGCACCAGTTACACCGTGTGCTGATGTGTCTGCTTCGTGAGTTGTAAGATTTCCTGCTACTGCGTTAGCCTTTGAAGTAGCGTCAGATGATGCTGTGGCTTCTGCTGCTGATTGTGCTGCTGAAGCATAGCCTTGTGCTGCTGTATCAAGATCAGAAATTTCTCCATCTACATAGCCCTTAGTTGCTGCATGTAGTGATGATGTTGGTGCACCTGAAAGTGTCAAAGCACCTGTCATTGTGTCGCCAGCCTTGGCAACCTTTCCTCCTACTGATGTAGCAAGATCTGTTGCATAGTTTGGATTCTCACCAATTGCTTCTGCTAACTCATTAAGAGTATTAAGAAGGTCTGGTGCTCCATTAACAAGAAGTGCAACTTCTGCATCTGTATGAGCATTTGCTGCTACAAGTGCTGCATCTGCTTTTGCAGTTGCATCTAGTGCTGCAGTTGCTTCTGCTGCAGCCTGGGCTGCGTTAGCCTTTGCTGTTGCATCTGCTGAAGCGGTGGCTTCTGCGCCTGACTTAGCGTTGTTAGCCTTAGTAGTTGCGTCTGTTGCTGCTGCAGAGATTGCTGCAGATTGTGCAGCGTTAGCCTTTGAAGTAGCATCTGCTGCTGCTGTTGAAACTGCAGCGTTAGCCTTAGATGTTGCATCTGCTGAAGCAGTTGCTTCTGCTGCTGCTTGTGCAGCATTTGCTTTACTTGTTGCATCTGCTGATGCTGTAGCCTCTGCACCACTCTTGGCATTATTAGCCTTAGTTGTAGCATCTGTTGCTGCTGCTGCTTGCGCTGCTGCTGCTGCGCCTGACGCATCAAATACGCCTGACTTAATATTTAGTTCACCAGCGACAACTTCCATCTGTGTTGATTCAACGGAGGTAACAAGTGTAGTTCCTCCAACAATACCAACGATGTAGTCTTCTGAAGCCTGGTTTTCTGTAAGGATGTTAAATCCATTGATTGTACCTGTTGTACCTTCAACTACAAGACCGCTTTTGATCTTAAAGTTTTTATTTACTGTTGCCATTTTTTTATCTCCTTAAGCCTTTAATCCAATACGTGCATAACGTACGGTTATAGGTGTAATACCGCTTTCTGGAGTAACCACTAGGGCTACGGTATTTCCAGTGCGGGAGACAGTAATGGTGCCAATATTCCCATTGTTGTCGATTGTTCCATATTCGCTGACTGATACTCCTGTACCGTCAACCAAAATTGTTAGTTCTGTAGCATAAAACTTATTTACGCCACCAGATGTGTGTGCAATAGATATAAGATATTTGACCATTCGCCAAGTTGTTGCGTCAAAGTTATCAACAGTTGTTGGGTTCTGAATATCATAGATTGCAATTTCATTATTACCAGCAGATCCAAGATCTGTTGATTGTGCAGATGTAGTATCAATTAGATCTACATAGTCTTCTTGCGTTGGGCGGTCACCAGTTTGAAACTTGGTTTTTACGCCTGAGAGGGATATCTTTGCCATGTCTAAATTATAACACTATTTTTTAAATCTTAAAGTATATAGTTACTGAATCCAATGAGTTGAAGTGGGATTGGCGGGGGATTAGATGAACTGTATCCAGGAACCTTTATAGATGTAAACCTTACTCTAAAGGGTAAGTCTGATGAAATGGAAACTGAAGGATTTTTAAAAACAATGGTAGACTTTACGGCTCCTACCTGATATATGTTCTTTACTTTATTGGTTGAGTCTTCTAAGATTAAGGATGTTGCCATTAATCAGTTACATCTTCAAGGATAATCATGCTACCCTGGCAAACTGTCCATACAATTTCCCCATTGGATACTTGAATATCAAAGATGTCTCCAGTTTGAAGAATTAAAGATTGTGAAGATGATAGAAATACTGTAAACTCTCCAACCAAATCATCTGCATCTGCTTCTGGAAGCAATTGCATAATTGTAGTTGCGTCATCTGTAATAATTGGAGTTAGTTGAGATGTATTTGGTCTTTTAACTTTCATAGAGATCGTCCAGTCTGAAACGATCAATGGAGTCTTAGAGTCATCCTCTAGATAAACCTTAAATCCAGATGTATCACCTCTTACAACAGTCCAATTAACAAATGGTGGTTTTTCACCAATGTTATAAAGGCTTTGGGATGAGTTTCTTAGGATTGCCATTTTTTAATTATACCACAATTAGGACATTCCATTTTTCAATGCGCCCCAAGTACCGTTTCCTTTTGCTTCTACAACAATAATCCCATGGGCTGCATCAGAGTTAGCAACTACACCTACTGCTGCTGCGCCTGCTGCTGGTCTAGTTGTTGTAAGACCTCCACCATCTTTTACATATAGGATAGATCCATTTGCAAAAGAACTTGTAGCAACATCTGGCATTACACCAGAAACCACTACCACTCCTTCTGAGTTATTTGCAATGCTTGTTTTAGTTAAACCAATAATAGGGTTTGTTGTTGAAGGAAGAGCAACAGCAATAGTTGTTTTAGTACTAAACCCTGTTGCATATACTGGAGTTGCTGCGGGTATAGTAGATCCCGTCACATTTTTAACATCTAATTTCATATAAGAAAGACCAAGACCCTGAAGAACTCCTTCAAGAGTAGTGACTAAAACCTCTATATCCCCGTGTACATTGACATTATCGTCAACTTGAGGATATGGTAAATTATATGTATCTGATTGACCCGTTGCCATAATTACATTATATCACTAACTTTGCACCAATATACGTCTATTTAAATAATTAATTATTTTTTTATTATCTTACTATTAAACACCCCTTGGGTTGACTTTGACCAAGAATTGATGTTATACTTATCAGTAGACACCTAACAAGGTGTTGTTGTTTTCTAAGGAGGAAACTATGATTAAATTTATCGAAAGAAACAAAGAGATCATTAGCATACTCAGTATCGGAATGTTGGTTACTGTATTGACTGGAAATGCCAATGCCTCGACTAACAGCAATAACAATTTTAGTACTGAACTGGCTCAGCCTTTGGAATCTGCCTCGAAAGAGGTTTTTTTGGTTTCTAAAGCAAAGAAACTAGAGTCTTTTGAAAATAAGACACACCTTACAGACCTTGAACTTAAGGAACTTCTGTCTTTGGTTGGTTTTAAAGGGAAAGACCTAATTGTTGCTTGGGCTGTAGCAAAAAAAGAATCTAATGGAAGACCATTAGCATTCAATGGGAACCATAAAACTGGTGACTCGTCTTATGGAATGTTTCAGATCAATATGATTGATGCTCTGGGGCCAGACCGTAGAACTAAGTTTGATCTTGAGTCAAATGCAGAGTTATTCAATCCCGTCAAGAATGCAGAAATCGCATATTATATGACCAGTGGCGGAGACGATTGGTCTTCTTGGAAGGGTATTACCCCCAAGACAAAACAATGGATGTTAAAATTTCCTAAGTAGTATAAAAAGAGATAGGGAGCCGAAAGGCTCCTTATTTTTTTACCATTTTCCAATAGGACATTTTGCTGAATTTAATTTAGA